AACTTCCTTAAAGGCTTACCAGAACTTCTACGGAGTATGTGGCTCTATGGAGAATGGGACACATTCGCAGGACAGTTCTTTGATAACTGGAACCCCTACTATCACATCATCCCAGAAGAAGAATTTAAACTTGGGAAGAATTGGTGTACAGTCGAGTATCAGCTTGTACGTGGATATGATGAAGGGACAAAAGCACCATTCTACTGTGGGCTTGCAGCCGTTAACTCTGTAGGGGATATTGTAATCTTTGATGAAATCTTTGACACAGGACTAGCCGCTTCAGCACAGGCAAAGTATGTGAACTCAGAAACACTTGAAAGGTGGAACCTAACACCTAAAGACTTTGATGAAGAAATAGCTGACCCTGCATACTGGACAAAAAAGAGTGAAAAAGACGGTATGCTCTACTCACCCGCAGACTTTTATGCAGACGAAGGGATATTTTTAACCCCAGGTAATAATGACCGTAGAGCAGGAGCTAAACTATTTTACAACGCTCTCTCCTTACCAGAAGGGATAGAAGATGCTATCTCAAGTTCAACTGAATGGAACACAAGTGGAGTACACCCAAAGTTAAGATTTACAAGTAATTGCGTATATGCAACAGAGTCTATCCCGAACTTACCTGCAAAGGAAACTGACCCTGAAGATGTTGATACCAAGTCAGACGATCACCCATACGATGCAATAAAATATTTAGTTATGCAGATTTTAGGCGCTCCAGAAAATAAAAAGAAAGAAAAAAAAGGTTGGAGAGATACAATTTCAGATAATAACTTTGATGCAACGCCCTTGATTATAGGTGGCGAAGAGATTATTGTAGACCTTAACGGAGGTTCTTGGAAGTCTATATGAGCGTGAAAAGACCCGATGGAATAACAGACAAAGGCTTTGAAATGTTAAATGCGTGGTCTATTGCAGATGACGCTTATGCAACGGCTATTGAAAATTCTGAAATTGGAATGCGGTATCTGAACAACGATCCCTATACTTCTGAAGAAAAAGCAGATGCCATTGCACACAAGAAGCCACTACTTCGCTATAACATCATACAACCCCTCTGGAACACCCTATTAGGCAACGAGCAGCAGTTTAGGCGTAGAGCAAGGGTAAGGGCTCACGATGGCGGTGAACAGGCTGCAATCGCCAATATCATACAGGGTAGATGGAATGCCCTAAATGATGAACAGGACATCGAAGAGAAGCTAGATGCTGTGATGATAGATGCTCTTAGCCTGGAAATGGGTGGAGCTATTGAACGTAAGTTCGTTGTGAATAAAGCTGGCTACTTAGATTTCTGCTATGAAGTTAAAAACTCAATGCGTATTAGATACGCTCCCGATACATTAAATTCAGACTACGCCCTTAAACGCTGTCCGTGGCTATTAAAAGAAGAAATGCTCACCATCGAAGAGATTATAGACCGCTTCGGTGACAGACCAGACTTCTCTGAAGAAAAGAAAATATCTTGGACTGACAGATTCACAGACTGGGTTAAACGCTTTACCGATAGTGACTACTCAAATCAAGTCCACTATGATGAAGAGTCAGGCAAGTATCGCGTTGTTGAGATGGAAAAGCGAATAATTGTCAAGACTGTTACCTATACAGATGGCAAGGGAACCTATGTTGTTCCTGTTGATGAGTTTAAGAAAATGTCAGGCGACCCAAATATCCAGAAAATATATCAGGGAACATCTAAGAAGGTTCACAGTACAATAGCGATCCCCTATTTTAATTGGGTAATCGTAGCTGATGACGATGTAAAATGGCCTAGTGATACTTATGACATTTTCCCAATGTGGTCGTTTGAATATAATACCCAAGTTATTGAAGGTACGTCATTACTTGGTATGCTCAAAGACCCACAAGACGATGTTAATAAGGGCGTTAGCCAGAACCGTGACTATGTGACACAACACTTGTCAGGGCCACTCTACTTATCAAATAGAGAAAAAGACGCTAATGAGATAATTCAGCGCAAGGGTAATCAGAACGGATTATCGGTTGTACTGAAAGATTTGAAAAATGTTCCTATACGTGGAGTCCCAGAGCAGATTGATCCTATGTCACTTGGCTCTACAGACCACGCTGAAGCATACGGACATAAGATTTCCAATGTCTCTGAACAACTACAGGGGACTGGGGGTAAGTCGGGTGAGTCTAATGCGCTCTTTGAAAACAAGGTAGCACAGTCGGCAGCGTCCGTAAATCCGTACTTTAAGAACCGTTCCAAGTTACGCAAGGCACTAATGAAGGACTTTGTGGACAACTTCGGATGGGTTTATTCTGAGATGGATAGAGTCATTGATATTAAATCAAATCCTGGGATAGATGGGATTTTCTCACAAGAGATAGTGAACCTTTCTGTAGCAGGTCAAATAATGAATGATGTGTCAAACCCAAGTCTGTTTGTAGAAATAGATGAAGGTGAAGATAACACAATCCAGAAGGAAGACCACTTCAACCAACTGTTAGCCTTTGCAAATGTGATGGCAACGATTAATCCTGCATTCATACCACCTCACCTGTTAGCTAAAGCCGCACCTATTGAGGGTGTAGATGAGTGGGTACAATGGATTGATACAATCGTTAAACAGCAGTTTGAAGATGCGGCAGTACAAAGGGCTGGTGCTGAACAAGCTCAAGTCATGCAAGCCGCACAGGGCGCTAAACAACTAGAACAACCACAAACACAGGGGTAATGATGTTAAACTTTAGAAACCTTTCACCAGATACAGAAGAACCTATCGTTGGAGAAAAACCAGAAGTAAAAGAAATTCCCGACATGATAGAAGATGGAGATGAAACATTAATCAATTTAGGTGGCGAGGACGAAGCCCCAGAAGCCGACCCTGAAAAGGGACAATCGGTGGAGGAGAAGGCAGAACCAGAAACCAAAACTGAATACGAGATACCTGATACATACAAAGGCAAGGAACTTCCTGACATCATAAAGATGCACCAGGAACTTCAGAGCAAACTTGGAGAACAGGGTAACGAGTTGGGACAACTTAAGAAACAGCTTGAAAAAGCTAACTTGAGCCCAGAAGAGTTACGTGAGCAGTTAAAGTCACAGGAAGTCAAACTCCTCTATGACCAAGAAGCTGACAAACTTGCTGATATGGATGTTGATGAAGTCTCAAGAGAAGAGTTACGCGCACAAAGGCGATTAGTAGAAGAACTCCGTGATGAATACACTACAAAGCAGAGTAAAGAAGCTATCCGCGAAATCGTTCAATCTGGAGAGAACAAGGCTTTCAAGGCTTCACAAAAAGAAGTCTTGACTAAAGAGTACGAACTATCTTCAGATGAAATCGCAAACCTTGAGAGCGTAGCTGAAAATAACTTTTTAGAGAATGGCAAACTAACTGAACGCTCATACCATCATGCTCTTGTATCCCTTTACGGTTTACCTAGAGTAATGAAGGCTGCTGAGATGAAGGCTGAAGCTAAAGCCCGCGCTGATATTGCAAACGCGACTGCTAAACAGGGAGTCACTGTAGATACGGCTGGAACAACAAAGAGTGGTAATTACACTACTCTCTCTGACCTAATCAACAACCCTGCTAAACTTGAAGCCCATATTGAAGCTCTGTATAAAGCTGGTAAAGCAGATCAAGTAGATGCTATTCAAAACAAAATTAAAGCAAGAATGAGGTAAACTCTATGTCTACTAATGCAACAGAAGCCTCCCAAGCGTATATCGCAAATGTGGCTATTCTACGCAAAAAGACAGTCATGGAATCATGGTACAACACAATCTGGGCTAAATGGTCTGGTAATACAGACATTTCTATGGGTGATAATGGCAACGTCATTTATCGTCCCTCTGGTATGCCGATTGAAATGTTCACTGATTTCGTACAACAGGGTCGTGACAATATGTTGCTTCCCATGCGGAAACGCTTAGTTGGTGATGCTGTCTACGGTGATGCAGTTCTAAAGGGTACTGGTGAAGACCAAGACCTTGATTGGCTGCGTATGTATGTTAATCAATACAGAAAAGCTGTTATGGCTAAATCTGGTGAAATGCAGAATCAGTTTGTCAAGCTATATAACATGACCGAATCTGCCGCCCCCCGTCTTCGTGACTGGTTAACTCAGTATGAGAACCAGGAAGTATCACGTACTTTCTATGAGGGTTTGAGCCAGAATATATCTCGCGGTACAAACGATGATGGTACAGGTGTTTACAAGCGCCTCCATCCCAACTATTATGTGAATAGTAGTGGGACACTTGCCGAACTCGGTACTGCTGGATCAACCAAAACAGCCGCTAACATGACAACTGGACTCGGATATACTCTATTGGGTCTTTCTTCTGCTATCTTACAACAGCTAAATCCTGTTATGATGGCTAAGAGAATCCCACAGATTGTGTCTTCCAAGGGTCATCCATATTGGGCAGGTATTATCAGTCCACAGCAAAAAATCGCTCTGTTACAGGACGATGATTTCCAGGCTGCTAACCGCGCCGCATGGCAGGGTGCAGGAACAAACGCTGAACTTCAGGGCTTAGTCGGTCACTACTTAGGTTTTTCATTCTATGAAGACCTTATCAGTGTTCGTGCCTATGATGATGCAAGCGATTCGTTCTTTGGAACCACTCAGTCTGCTGCTTTCGCACCTTCAACTGTTACCACTAACCACAATGCCATCTTCTTTGGTAATGGGGCTATTGGTAAGGGTATTGCCAAAAACGGTACTAAGTTCACAACTGAACTTGACGATCACCAGAATACTGAAGAAGTCGGTCTTGCCGTTATCAACGGTTACAACCGCGCTGATTATTTTGATGATGCCGTAGCAGGTGAAACTGCTGGTGGTGGTGCTGCTAACGCCTTTTCAAAGGGCAATGCAACGGCTGGTGTTATTAACGCTATCCCTGCAATTAACCAGTCAAGTTTGATCTTAATGACCAAACCGACATTAACTTAAGGAGGTGACTTATGAGTAATGTTATCGTTAATGCCTCCACGAAAATAAATAGTAGAACCTATTTTAAAAACAAGCATCCTTTCGGTGGGAAGCCTCAATCTGCTCTCGCCCTAACCGTATCATCTGCTTCTTCTGGAGTCGCTGGTACAGCAAAGATGGTTGTAGGCAATCAGATAAGAGTGTCCGTTAGTTGTGCTAGTGATGCTACAGTTATTGCTAAGTTCCCTGCTCCTTTCAAATTGGAACTGACTGACTGGGCTATCATCACAAAACTAGCTGGCTCTGGGCCAACTGTCACACTTGCTAGAGCAGGTGATAACATCGCAGCCCTACGCCCTGTGTCAGTAGCTTCTTATGTGCGACAAGCACTTACGGGCTCTGCTGCATATTGGGATGTTGGAAACACGGTGGTTGAATCTGGATCATACGTCAGACTATCTTATACTCAGTCTCACGTACACAGTGCTATCCACGTTTTGAGCTACCGCCCAATGGCGTAACAAAGTAACAAAACTGGAGGGGGATTAAAACCCCCCTCCTTTTACTAAAGGGGTATCTATGGAAGAATTAACTTTCCCATCGGTCACAATCGGGATTGTAGTTACCAGAAAAGAAAAATACGAAAGAGCCGTAAATTCTGCAAGCCTCCAGGTTTACCCTGGGGATATTGACATTCATCTATTAGACAACACAGAAAAAAAAATGTCAATAGGAGCCGCCTATAATAAACTTGCCGATGAATGTGAGGG